TGGCTCTAGCTGCTTAATTGCAGTTTGGAATACCAGAGTTGACCGCTTGGTAACAGAAAGGTCAAGGGTTGTGGGGTAAAACTCACAACCCTTTTTTATCGCTAACAACCATGGGAGTAACTAACATGAACGCGATATCAGAAGAAAAGCAGTCTTTGTGTATTAAGTTTGGTGGATTGGCTGCTGGAATATTTTTCGTAATTATTGCACCATTTCATAATTACTTGAAACTGCAACATGAGCTGGATGCAGAAAGAAAACAACATCAGGAATATGTTGCGGAAACTAATCAAGAAATCGCTACACTAAATACCCAAATTGATCACATCAGTCAAGAATATCAAAAGTCTGCTTCGTTCAAAAGAGAAGCAACGTGTCTTGCAGACAATATCTATCATGAGATTGGAACCAATTCTGATGTGGGTATGCGAGCAGTTGCACAAGTGACTCTTAATCGAAAGAGAGATGGATTTGCGAATACTATTTGCGGAGTTGTAAAGCAAAAGAAAAATGGCGTTTGTCAATTTTCATGGGTCTGTTCAGATCACAAGCCACATACTGAAACATACACAAAAGCATATGAAGTTGCGAGAAAAAGCTTGACAACTGGAGTTGCATATAGTAAACTAAATGATGCATTATATTACCATGCTGATTATGTAAATCCTTCTTGGAGTTATGAGAAGAATTACATAGCGCAGATTGGACCACACATATTTTACTCGGAAAGATAACATGGCTGCTAAAAAAGATAAAAAAGTAACTAAAGAAGAAAAGAATAATTTCTCTATAGAAATAGAAAAGTTAGCATCACAGCTAAACATTTCATATATGGAGACAATCACATACTACTGTGATAAAACAGGTCTTGAGGTTGAGATGGCTGGATCATTAGTCAATGACGTTCTAAAAGCCAAGATTCGACATGAGGCTCAAAATCTAAGATACTTGCCGAGAACTTCTAAGCTTCCTATATGAATGGTTACGATGCTTATCAAATTTATCAAGCAGTTCGTCTTCATTTTGTTAATGATAGTTTTGACTACTTTACTTATCATGGGAAGTCTAAGACCAGCTTGGCAACCTTTGATACCAGAAAGGATAAGTTCAGCTTTCACAAAGTAGCAAGGATGGTCAAAGAAGAAGAGCTTCCATACTTTTTTGCTGTAAACTTCGCAAGAGGTGACAACAAGGGTTGGATTTCTGCCATGCTTCAAAAAGAATCTATGGAGCTGTTTGAAAAGTGGAAAGTTTGGCAGCAGAATCGCTCAGAAAATCTAAAACAAAACTTAGTAGAACTAAAGAAGAATCACAAGTTTGAGGATATAATTGGTTGCAAGAATGGGCAGTTTCCAGAATTACTAAATGTCCTTTTACGCAATGAAATAGATTATGATACGTTCGTAATTTTGGACCACTATATAAATCTAACGAATGCATGGAATAAGAAAATAACGGACGACTTTATTTGGACTGAGTTCTACAAGAAGTTCAAAAAGTACAAACCATTTTTTCTTAACTATGCTCCAATGAGTGATGTGTTTTATAAAAAACTTATATTAGAGAATATAAAATGAAAGTTCGCAATCTACTATATCCGAATGGATTTTCGTATGACTCCTTTGATACCTTTCCCTTAGATTCTGGTGGGTGGCTTCATGATCCTGCATCACTAAAGATTGCAATTTCCACAACGAATCCTCGTACTGTAATTGAGGTTGGTTCTTGGAAAGGTTCTTCTGCTAACTTTATGGCAAAAGAAATACGAAAGAAGACAGATGATTTTGAAATTGTTTGTATCGACACTTTTTTGGGAAGTGTTGAGCATTATGAGCAATCTAGCGATCAGGAAAGATTGATTCCATTTAAAAACAACAAGTGCTGCCTTTATGATATTTTTCTTTCTAATGTAATTTGTGAAAACAACCAAGATTACATTACTCCATTTCAAATCGATTCTGTTAACGGGTATTTGACTTTAAAAAGTTGGAACACAGTAGCAGATATAATTTACATCGATGCTGCTCATGATTATTATTCTGCCAAAAATGACATCGTTAACTATAGCAATCTTCTAAGGAAAGGTGGCGTAATGGTTGTTGATGATTATGACTGGTACATGGATGTAAGAAATGCAGCTGATGAGTGTTTGTCAACTGGATTCTCAATCCAAGGAAAATACTTTTGGATTAAAGAATGACGCCTATAAAAATCTATCAATCCTTCTATAATATAGATCAGACAAGTCGCATGGAAGAAGCTTTTATTCCATATAGCAATACAAAGAACTTTTATCCTGAGCTTAGAGAATATCCCTTGCTGAAAACTCTTTATGAAGAGAATAAAGATCTAAATGGTTTGTGGGGAATGGTTTCTTGGAGATGGACAGAAAAGGCACACATTAGTGGAAGTCAGTTCTTAACTTGGATTAGATCTAATCCTGGATACGATCTGTACCATTACAATCATGATGTGGATGGCATGTTTAAAAATAACAATCACTTTGTTCAGGGAGAACCATTTTGCCCTGGAATGATTGATTATACAAACAAACTGTTAAAGAAGCTTAAGGTTAAAGGTAAGATTGAGGACATGAAAATCTCTAGATTGTATTATACGTGTTCTCATTTTTATGTGGGCAATCAACTCTATTGGAAAAATTTAATTGAATTTATTGATAAGTGTGTAGAGATCTCAAGAAAAGATTCTAAGATGAGTGAGTATCTGTTTGTAAAGAAAAGTATTCATCGTGATCAGCCATTGATAAACTTTTCATTTGTAATTGAAAGACTGCCTTCTCTTTTCTTACACTTAAATCCAAATTATAAAGTATTATCGTATCCAAATTTTGTTGTTAAATGATTTGCTATTAGAATTTAAATACGGTAATATATACTCTTATATGATGTGTTTGTGGACAATTCGCATAATTTTTAATACTACGCATAAAAGGAAATACAATGAATCTAAGTTCTCTAAAAAAGCAGTCCTCTATGGACAAGTTGACCAAGGCAATTGAGGGTCTTTCAAGCGGAGCCAAGGGATCGACAGATGATCGTTTTTGGCAACCAGAAGTTGATAAGGCAGGAAATGGTTACGCTGTAATTCGTTTTCTTGACTCTCCCGCAGTTGATGGCGAAGATGGCATGCCTTGGGTGCAGTTGTTTAATCATGGCTTCCAGGGTCCAGGTGGATGGTTTATCGAAAACTGTTTGACCACGATTAAGCAGAAGTGCCCTGTTTGTGAGCAAAATACTTCTCTTTGGAATAGTGGCATCGAAGCCAACAAGGATATCGTTCGTCAGCGTAAGCGCAAGTTGACTTATATTTCGAACATTCTTGTTGTTAAGGATGCAGCTCATCCTGAGAATGAGGGAAAGATTTTTCTCTTTAAGTTCGGCAAGAAGGTCTTTGACAAGATCAAGGAAAAGATCGAGCCTCAGTTTGAAGACGAAAAGAAAATCAATCCGTTTAACTTCTGGGAAGGTGCAAACTTCAAGTTGAAGATTCGCAACGTCGAAGGTTATCGCAATTACGACAAATCAGAGTTTGATGTTGTTAGTGCGGTTGCTGATAGCGATGCAGAGATCGAGAAGATTTGGAAGTCTGAGCATTCTCTTAAGGAGTTTGTTGCCGTTAAGAACTTCAAGCCTTATGATGAGCTAAAGGGTAAGTTCGATCGTGTTCTTGGTGCTGCTGATTTCAAGCCACGCACTAAGAGTGTCGAGAGCGTTGAGTTGGAAGAAGAGGTTGTCTCTGATCCAACAGATGCGAGCGGAGATGAGCTTGAAAAATATTTCAACAATCTTGCTGACTGATAAAACGTCCAATCAAACGACGTTTGGAAGGGGAACCAATGGTTCCCCTTTTTTTATAGACGTATTAAAGTGGTGAATGTTGATGGATGATTGAAGTCCATCGCGAGTGCTCTAACATAAGAGCTTTCCGCATTTCTTGGCTCTGCTGCTTTTGATATTCCCTGATTCTCAGATTTTTGTGGCATCATAGGTTTTGATGGTCCTCCTCCAGAAACTTGTGGTGCTGCTGGCATTGCTTTTTGCGTTTCTGCTTTTGCATCAGCAACTGTTGTTGATGCCTGACCAATTGTTGCTCCTGTAGTCTTTGGAGGAGCTGGTTCTACTGCTGCTTCTGTTGGCTTTGGTGGAGCTGCAGGAGCTGAAGGTGTTGCCATAGGAGTTGCTGCAGGTGTTGCTGCAGCAGGAGGAGTAGCTGGTGTTGCCGCAGTTGTTGTAGAAGGAGGAGCAG